AGCAAAGTTCTTGAGAATAGTCAGAGTGTTATCAGAGAGTTTCATAATTTGAATTTAAAGTTTCACTTGTTGTCAACGAGATTGAGATGATTAATCAAAAGAATAGTATAGTGCAAAACTTTAAACAAGTCTGCTCGTGGTGTTCCTTTGGTATCATAACGATCAATATACTTGGTTACATTACCAGCACAAAATCCTTCACGCCTATTGTGCTTAATTTTATCTAATGTTTGTTCAGTTCCACCACCAGTCCTATCAACATAATGCTGACTATAAGTGCTGGAAATATACTCTTCAAGTTGTTTCAGGATTTTGTCTTCATTATATTTCCAAAATCCATTTTGGTTTTCGTTATCAGTCATATTAATAGTAAATTCAAACATAGATTATAGTTCTACCCTTTAATACTACCATTTAAAGAGTCAAGAGTCAACCATAACCCCAAATCCCTTTTGTTTTTGGAACTTAATAGTCCTATCAAACTTATCAAATAAATCATCTACCTTATGAGAAATTACAAATGTATTAGAATCACTAATGATATACTTGATAATTTTGGTAAAGTAATCTGTACCAGATTCATCCAAAGAACTATCAAATACTTCATCTAAGATTAATAGATTTGTATTAATAGAGTTCTTAAGTTTAGCAACTTCCCTCCAAGTAAACAAAAGAGCCAAATCTATTCTCATCTTTTCCCCTTCACTAAAAGAAGAATAAGAAAAGTCCTCATAAATTGGATTTAATGATTTTTCATTAAACTCCTCATCCAACGTAAAGTTTACAGGAAACTCCATTATTTCAAGGAACTTGTTTAGGTTATGATTAATAATTGGAAGATATTTTTTAATAATTTTTGTTTTTGCTCCATCGTCCTTTAACAAAAGATGAATAAATTCATAGTTTGAAAGTTCTTCTTTCCTTTCTGCTATATCTGTTTGTATATCATTCAAACTTTGTTTTAAAGAAATTAACTTTTCATATTCAGTATCCGTGTTTTTATTTCTGGAGACAAGTCCTTGAATTTCTTCTTGTAAATTTTTGACTTGTTTTGTAAGTTCAGAAACTTTAATATTGTTACTATTAATTTCATCATTAAATTTAGTAATCTCTTTTGTAATTTCTAAAAATTTAGATTCATTATTTTGTTCTTCTTGTATGGTTGCTTCAAGTTCATCACAAGCAGATTTAAGTTCTGTTGATTTTTTATCAATATCAGCAATTCTATTCAATCTAAACTTTTCATCAAGTTCTTGCGTGCAGGTAGGACAAACCATATTATCTTTAAAGAAGGTTTGTTCCTCAGTAATATTAGATACTTTCTGAAGTAATTTTATTTTTAAATTTTCAAGTTTTTTTAATTTTACAAAAGAATTTGAAAAAATTTCTAATTCTTTTTGTTTAGTATCTACAGAACATAAAATAGATGCATTTTCTACATTTAAACAATCCACCACAGTTTCAATAGACAGTTTCTTTTCTTCCTTTTCTTTTATATCAGCAGAGTTTCTTTTTTCTAATTCTGCAATAAGATTTTCTTGTGATTCAATTTTATCTTCTACATTATCTTTCTTATAAGAATATTCTTTAATCTCATCTTTCAACTCCTTAATCTTAAACTTAGAAATATCATTCATAGAAGAGAATACTTTGATATCAAGCAAATCTTCTACAACTTCTCTTCTATGTTGAGAAGACAGTTGCATAAATGGCACAAAGTTTGATGACCCAAGAACTACAATCTGCGTAAAAGATTTGTAGTTGAGTTTTAATACAGATTGCTCCAACCATTTTTGCTGGTCATTAGCAGAAGCAAGTTGGTCTAATATTTTTTTATTTTTATAAACTTCAAATATATTTGGTTTAATTCCCCTAATCAATTTCCAATTATCTTTACCTATACTAAAGTCAACTTCAACAACACATTCTTTTTCATTAATGCTGTTGACTAATTGAGTTTTACTAATCTTTCTAAAAGGTTTATTGAACAATACAAAGGTCAGAGCATCCAGCATCGTGCTCTTTCCAGACCCATTATGCCCAACAATAAGGGTAGAGTTTGTTTTATCTAATTCAATCTCTGTAAACTGATTCCCAGATGATAGAAAGTTTTTAAATCTTAGAGTTTTGAACTTTAACATAATCAGGTGGAATCACAATATCATCTTGAGTAATTATAGCATATTGGTAGTTCAAATGGTCACAAGCCATGAAAGCAACTTTAGCATCAACTTCAGTAACTTCCATATCAGGATATTCAAGTTCTTCTAACATATTGAGGTATCTGACTGCATCATCTTCTTCCTCAAAGATATAAAGAACTTTTTCGCCGTATTTATTCTCTACTGCATATGCTCCTTCAGATTCATACCCTACAACTGTTAGTATATACATTATTGTAACTGAAATGACTCTTTATAAATGGATTGAATCAAATCTTTAATCCTACTCTTATTTAACTTAATTTCAGATTCATCAACATATCTTTTTAACAGCGTTAGAGTATCTTCATTTTCAACTTCTTCATCAGCATCAAAATCAGAATTAATTTTTATACTTTCAATAATCTTCAATTCATAAGGTTCTACTTTATTAAGTTTATCTAAAAACTTTTCATACTTTTTATGATCGGTTTTATTCTTAACTATTAACTTTACAATACAACCTTCATAAGAAGACAAATCTTCCTCTACATTATCTTCATCATAGTAACATATTTTAAACATTTCATATGGATTATCAATCCTTGTTAGTTCATATGTATCTGTATCAAAAATAGTAAATCCTCTTCTATCATCATAATCAGACCAATACAACTGATAAGGATTTCCAAGATAAAAGATTTTACCATCATCATTTCTCATATGATAATGTCCAGAGAATACCCTATCAAACTTATTGAATGCTCCTCTGTCCATTCCATGCTGCTGTAAGTTGGTCTTATTGACATAGAACCCACTTAGTTCCAAATGTCCCATAGCAACCCTTGCAGGGGTATTTTTGATTGCCTCAAGAGTTTCCTGTTCACTCTCTGGTGTAATCCAAGGAATAAAGAATAAATCTTGTTCACCAACTTGTACAGTAGATGGTTTATCGTACACTTTAATATTCTTATATTCATTCAACAACAACATAGGACTGTTGAGTTTTGTAGTATTCTTATAAAAGATATCGTGATTGCCTAAGATTACATGAACCTTATATTTTTTCAAGGGTTCAAGAATAACTCTTTTAGTCCAATCAATACTCCAATAATCTGTAGATTTCCTATTATCAAACATATCACCCATATGGATGACTGTATCAATCTTGCACTTTCTTAGAGTTGGAAAAAATACTTCTTTGTAAAACTTTTCAAAATACTCATGAAAAACTTTATTTCCTTTGCGGAAGTTAAAGTGGCTGTCAGTCAAAATTCCTATTTTCATTATTGAAATCTATAGTTAATGCCATCTTTAATACCATTCATATCAGAATAGTCACCACCCATATCAGATACATCTGCAGTGAATACTTCATCATATCCACATCTTTCAATAATCTTTGACTTAATTTCTAATTGTTTCTTTTCTTTAGCAATCCTTCTTAAGAATGCATAGTAAACAATTTGAGTGAAATAAGCAAAAGGATTTGTTCTTGTTGTATCAAAATTATGAATGTATTGAACACAATTTTCAATACCATCACAAATCATATCATCCTTAAACATGTAGTTCACAAAGTTTGGTTTGTATGCTAAGTGATTAGCAATACGCAAGAAGCAATCACCAAGATAGTTAGTAATTCTTGGTTTAGGAAGACCTTGTGCCTTTGCTTCTTCTACCTTCTTATTATACTCAACCAGTGCTTGATAAAAGTCCTTGTTGTTTACATAGTGCTCTGACTTCTTCTTTCCTTTAGCCATTAATATCTGCATTAAATTTACTTGTTATAATAAGATTAAGTTTCCTTATTATACCATCCCTATCAAGGGGTTGACAAGTTATATATATCTGAGTAAAATAACTCTGTGGGGTTTCAAGGATGAGGTAAGCTTAATTACTATTATAGAGTTTTTCAAGTACCTTACGGGCATCATCCACTTTGGAAATGAATCCCATAGATTTTTCTAAGTTAACTTGAGGAGAATCATTCATATATTTTTTATACACTCCTATGATTTGATCATCATAGATTTCAGTCATGGTAATAACTTTGTTCATATCAATAATGTAAATATCATCATCAGGAATTTTCATCCAAGGTTTTACTTTATATCCAACAATATCACCAGTTCTTGTCATCATAGGATCAATAATAACAGGATTTTCTAATATCAGTAATGTTCTATCTTCTTCATGGCTAGGACAAACAATAGCAAATATTTCTTCACCTGATACTAATTTAACTGCTGCATAAAATTCTTGTTCCATTATTTCTTTAAGTTAATTGTTATAATTTCATAATCAAAGTTTTCCTCGGAATAGATTTTAATTCTTTCTACTAAGTGATTAAGAGTATAGTTTCTTTTATTATTGGAAGTAATGTCATCAGCAATATCATATAAAGTAGCTGATACTTTTTCTTTACCTTTTCTTAAAACTCTACCTATTGATTGAAGATTTCTTATTCTTGATTTACTTGGGCTAGAAAATACAATATTGTGTAAATTTTTAATATTGATTCCAGTGCTAAAAGTTCCATAAGAAGCTACTATAATTGCATTAGATTCTTCTTCTGTAATTTTTCTGACTAATTCTCTTTCTTCAGTGTCCACACCACCATGGATAAAAAAGACCTTTCTATTTTCACCCTTATCCCTATTTATAAGTTCATAAAGAGGTTCACCATGGGTGATAACCCTATTAAACAAAACCAAAGTATTTCCTTTTAAATCTAATGTTAAGTTTTTGATAAACTTATTTCTCTGTTCATGTGTGATTAAATATTGAACTTCTTCTTCATAGTCATTAAACTTTTGTCCTTCATGTTTTAGAAGAAGAACTTTAATGTTTAATTTTGAAAGATATCCTTTTTTAATAAGTTCATCAGTTTTGATAAGTTTGTAAGTTGGACCAAACAATCCTTCAAGAACAAGTTTGTGTGTTTGTGAACCATCTAATGTTCCAGTAAATCCAAATCTATACTTTGCATCATGTAGTTTAGACATAATAGAGATTAATGATTTAGATTTAAATTGATGAGCCTCATCACCAATTACTACATTAAAGTCCTTAAAATAAGTTTTATCCAGTTTGTAGATAGATTGCCAAGTGGATATGGTGACTTGCTTGTTAGAGACCCTCTCACTGCCTCCATAGACCCTGTGACAGTATTCTTCTGCATTCCACCCATAATCCTCAAAGTCCTTATACATCTGCTCCACAAGAGATGTAGTAGGGACTACAAGAAGGACATTCATTCCTTTTTCTACAAAGTATCTGACTACAGAATAAATCATCAAAGATTTACCTGATGCAGTAGGAGACAGTAAAAGTTTACGTTGATATTTTAATGCATCATAAACCCCTTGAATTTGATAATCTCTTGGTTCGTGAGAGCATATACTCTTCATATAATCTTTTACACCTTCTATTGAAATGGAACTATCCATTTCTCCAGGAAGACCATAGTATTTGTTCTCTTTAAATTCAAACTTGTAATTATGATTATCGCAAAATGAAATAAGTTTATCCAACAGACCAATATAGATTTCTCCAGTTTGAGTGTTGAATAAACGTATTTTTCCATCCCAGTGCTTGCTTCTAAATTGAGGCATAAACTTTGCACCAGGAACATCAAATGTAAATTGATCACTTAATTCATACATTATGTGAGATTCACATTCAACCTTTAAATAGATTTCATTTTTCTTTGATATGATTAAATCTGACATATTACATTCCACTTTGGAATCTCAAAAAGTCAATTGAGTTTTTAATTTGATAGGTTCTGTTAGAAATCATTTTTATAATTTCTTCAAGATATTTCAATATTGTATCATAATATTCAATTTTCATAAAGATTTCTGATAGTTTCTCATCTGCTTCAATATGTCTTTGCATTCCCTCTTTGTCCCTTACCTTATATGGGAATGGTTCTTCCTTATAAACTTCTGGGTCTGCCTTACCAGCATAGAAGTTATATCTTTCTAATTTTTTATTTTTGTATTGAAGTTCTGCTCTTTTTCTTAGCAGTGATGTATTGTTATAAAGTTCATAGTATTTTGAATGTAGTGATGCTATTTTTAAAGATTCATTATGTAAATCATCAATATTGATTTCTGAATCCTTTTTCCACATCAATTGAATATCATCAAGAGAAATCATAAAGTTTGTCCTGTTGCACTAATAATTCTGTAATAAGTATACTTAAATGTAACTTCTGCTGTAAAGTATCTAATATCTTCTGCTGTAGCATCAAAATCTAATGCAGATAAGTAAACTGGATATAATCCAGTAAAGATTACTTGAGCATTTTTATTAAAGTCGCTATTTAAAATTTCAAGAGTTCCATCTGATCTTTCATAAAAATCTCCTTTTAATCCTGGAGAATTGTAAGCATCAGAGTTGTCTCTAAGTTCTTTGTATTGTTCTAAACTATATGGAAATCCTAAACCAGTCATCCAATTCCAAATTTCCAGATAGTTTTCAAGATTTTCATCTACAAGAAATCTAAGACGAAAATCTTCAAAGTTCATTTTATCGCCAGGAATATCAATATTTTTTCCATAACGAGTTTGTAATGCCGATCCTAAAGTAATGGCAGGAACACCAGCGAAATTCGAAAAGAAATCTACTTTAGGTGCTTTATTTAAAGAAAACTTAAAACCAACTGGGGAAAGTAAATTTCTATTATTTGGTTGTTTACTCCAAGGACTTGTTGCCATTTTTTGAACTATTTATTCCAATAAAAAAGGACCCCCTTTTGGGAGGTCCTGAAAGAATGTGAGTAAAACTCACATAAGGTTCTTAACAGCAACTCTTCTGTAGTATCTGTTAGAATTTTGCTTAATGGCACCCAGATCTTGGGTAGTACCATTTGCAAATGGGTTGGAGACCATACCATATCTGGTCTTGAATCCAATCTTAGGCTGGAAGGTGTCCTGACCAAC